TCGACGCTCGCAGGGCACTTTGTGGACGGCGGTGGAGAAGCGCAATCGCTCAAGAAAGCGTTGGAAGCACGCATGAACCGCCAATGAATGGCGGTGATTAAGTGACGATTCCTAATCCCAGTGGTGGAGAGGAACAACCGAGTGCCCCGCCGTTACCTGAATCTAATTTTCCGTTAGCCGGTCAACCTCAACTTGATTTTGAAGACCGAGAGTCACTTGGTGTAGTTGACCCGTCAACGGGTATGTCGCTTATAGGGATGAAGACGGCACCTAAAACCATAGGCGAATCGTCTGAGGCTGCTGCTCCTTTCTCTGAGCGTATACAACATCACACCGATATAGCGCACATGGGGTCACAGTGGCTTCATCAGCAAATACGTCCACCGAGTCGAGAACACTTGGGTACGAATGCCGAGCATTTTTTTGAAGACCATTATCATAGTCCTGACTTCAATCCGCTTTGGGGTGACTATGATGAAGACGACGAAGACTCGCACCCTGAGTTCAGTAACGTATTGGGAAGATTTTTCCTCGATGGTGTGTCACAAGAACACCACCAAAAAGAAATCGCTCACCAACAACATCACGGGGATAGTGCACTGTATTCGCCTGCTATGTACGGCAGAGACCGTGTATCAAATCACGAAATATACGAGATGAACTTCAACAACTGGCAAGCAAGCCCTGCGGGTATAAAGGCACTCAAAGAAGAGATACTGTTAGGGCGAGAAGGTAATGACCTTGACGAATCCCTACGAAGACGGCATATGTCGGATGCTAAAGATACATGGAAAAACTTCGACAAAGTTGACGATGAGACAGGTCGCAGTGTCGGGCTTGGTGAATTGGATTACTACTTTGGATTGGAATGGCTCAGTCCCAAAGACAAGATTGCATTCTATGAACACCTGATGGAACATGGCTCGATGAAAAAAGACAATGCATCTGTTTTCTTACCTGACTTGGGTATGGACGTACCTATGGGTCGGTTCGTAGCGAACTTTCATCAGCGATATAGTCCCGTGCACGCACACCACACACGAGACGTGGATGCTACGGGTGAACCCGGACTGGGTCGAATCAACACTCCTCCACAAGACAAAATCAATCCAGCCGATATGTACAAAGACCTCAAAGGTACAGAATTGTTTCGACGATTGAAAACGTTCTATGAAGGCATCACAGGTCAAGAGTTGAAGCATTTGGCGAAAGTCAAAGACGGTCAACTGGTGCCAAGTGATGATGCTGAAATCAGACCGAATGACTTGTTTGCAATGGCAAACATGGGTCGAGCAGGTCAGAAACTCATGCGGTACGATGACCCATATTATTCACTCAACCGAGGCGACCCTCGTACGATTGCTTTGCTCGATTCGTTACAGGGTGACGAAGAACAAGGTATTAGGGGTGTTGACGAAATGGTGAAAGAGTTCGTCACCATACAAAGAGATTTGACAAAGCACCGAGGAAACGGTCGCCGATTACGAAACGCTATTCAATTTTTCACACAGCCGTTTCTTGCTACCGAAGGTAACAACGCACATCCTGAGTCGTACATGGGCGGTAAACAGGAATCGCTTAGTCATCACTTTTCGACACCGTTCTTGGGAAGAGGAGGGTTGGGCAAGACGCATGCAACTCGTCTTAAGACAATGCATGACGCACACCGAGTTTTGCCCGAAGGAGGGCGTGAAAAAGATGCAACACCCTTACTGACAGCAGGTAAACGCTCAGGGTTTCTTCCAATTCAGATAGACCAAATAACAGAAAGGCCGGAATTGATGACGCTTGCTGCGAGTGTCGAGAATATACTTGCTCCTTTTGGTCCGCCTGAGTCTGAGATGGATGCTGTAAAACGGTATCGTAAAACCGAGAAAGGGTTGTATGAACCGAAATTTATTGCTGAAATTAACCCCGAAGCCAATCTAACTGCTAAACTGGGTCCACACAATATCCACCGAACAAGCGTTGGTCACAAATCAGGCTCAAAGGTCAATAGCACACGACACGACACGACAACATCTCCTAAGTACTACAATGAACTCATGGAATCAAAGTATGTTGATGACCTTGATGAAATGGGCGATATAATGGACAATGCTGTTGCAGAAGCCTATGAGCATGTCAACACCATCGGCTCACGCAACGCGTTTGGTTCATCATCTAAAGAAACTGGAATCATGCGACGTGATGAGGACGCCGCTAAACATCACCATCAGTTGTCCGCAATGATTGGTGCAATACATCCACCCGGCAATCCCTCGTTTCAAACAAAGGTGCAGCATCCTCACGACATTCACGACGACATAGAGATGGCGGCTGACCGTGACGAACTCGGAATGCTGCAAGGAATCACAGAAGATAGTTATGATGGTGACTTGAAGCAACTTAACGAATTGCGTCAAGAAGTAGGTCGTATTCGTTCTGAGTTGGTCGAACCGTTAAAGCATGTACCACAGGCACGTACAATTGAAGAGTTCGTTAATGTAGTACAGCCTCATCAAAAGTTGGTAGCGGACCTTCAACAAAAACTTGCAATCGCTCAAGGTAAGGTTGATGCACATCTGAAAAACGTTTCACCACGTATGCGAGAATATGAAGCGGTTGAAGGCAATTACAATTCGTTACTTGAGCAACAAGCGATGGGAATCGATGTTCCTCAAGATGAAATCGAAGAAGCCCACAAAGCGTTGGAGCAGGCTGAGCAAAAGCACTATACTCCCATCAAAGGAAGACATCAAACGTTTTTGAAGGACAAAGCAACCACGTTTCAGAACAAGGTCCAAAGTCACGTTGATGCAATTGACAGCGTTGCCAAACAAGTGCTTGCTGAGGCCGAGCAACAGGGCTTTGATTTGTTTTCGATGGCACCACCTGACACTGTTATGGCATGGGCTATGAAAACAGCGAACGACATTCTTGCTACGCAAGGTCATGATTTTCACGGGCAAGAGGCACTGTCAGCGGGAGAAACAAAGCAGAAAGTCCACGCAAGGCACGACGCTATACAAGACCAAGTCAAAGCCTTCATGGACACGGATGATGCTCACGAAATTGGACCAAACGACAATGTAGACAAAGCCACAGCCCGTGTGTTTGGTGACGAAGCATCACCCTATCAGCGAAGAATGGTCCACAAAATCGTAACTCAAGCCAGTAATCAAGGCTCACCCGTACGAATTGCTACGGTACGAGACCTCATAGCAAGTTTACCCATGGGAGTTTCAGATACATTAGTTGACGATTTTCACGGACTTCTTGACTATCCCCACGACAGGGAAGGTAATTTCGATTTAGGAACGACACGCGCACATCCTGATAGAAAGAGGAGAGGGGCTAACAGCCTAAAGACCAACCCCACAATGGTCGCAGCATCGGCAGTATCACGGATGCTTGAAACGTTGTCGGACCGAGGTTTGAACATTGAGGTACCAAACCAAAAGAAGAAAGGTCAATTAGATGCACACTATACTGGCAAAAATGTTAGTCATAGATTAGCAGGCAAACAACTCATAGACGAAAAGAAAATGCACAAATTAACCAACTTACTTCATGGAATTGTGGTTGATGACGGCTCAGTTGAGTACGACCCGTTTCACGAAGCCACCAAAACAAAGTTTGAACTCACGTCAAAGCCTATCGGTCGTGCCTCACATCCTGACACAGAAACATCCATCATGTCTATTTACAATTCTGACGGAATGCGTTCTCACAAAGGACACATGCATGATGTGCCGTTCCGTATGGACATAAGAGACGGTCGCATGACGTTTAAACAACGACGAACTCCAAAGAAAATGCGATTGGTCACGCCCATGATGGGTTCGGTAACGAAGGTGTTGCCTCAACAATATCGTGGTCATTTTGGTGCACATAACGATGACCGTGCTGTTCAACGACAGCCGAATGCCACGCGTTCAAACCAAGCCCAAACGACTTTGAGTGATAACCTACTGGACATATCGACGAAGATGGACGGACCTGCATTGTTGGCTTCGCTGACCAACCCTGATTATATCCGCAAGGATATGCCTGAGGGCTTGCCGTCGCTACAACCGATGCACCGTATCTTTGATGTCGATGACCTTGAACACCTGCGTGGATTCACAGGCGACTGGGTCGTTAGCGACTATCCTGAGGGCGAGCGAATGTTCGTCACCAAGAAAGACGACGACGTCGAGAGTAAGGGTTCACTTACTGACGAAGAGAAGAAAGCGTTCAAGCAGGTATCTGACAAGGACTTCTTGGTTGACGTTATACGACGTGAGAGTGGACTGTACATCTTTGAGGTCATCGAGTTCGATGGCAAGGAGGTTCACGACATACCGATTCAAGACCGTATCAAGTTGTTGCGTGGTGCGTTACAAAGCGTCGAAGGCGTCGAAGCCCCAAGCGCATCTGACACGAAGTTGACCGACGACGTCGGACTGGCTGACGCTATCAAGAATATTGAGAGCGACCGTATCTTGTTGCGTGATGCAAAGTCCACGTACATGAAAGGCGAAGCACGCCATCCCAAGTGGGTCATGTATCAGAAAGGCAACGACGTCACACTCATGGTGCTTGAGCGACGAGGCGAATCACCGTACACGTATCGACTTGGTACAGGGCCAATCATCCATGGTGAGGACTTGGGCGACCGTGCAGTCAAGATTGAGGATGACATTTACATGGACATTGGTGCATCGTTCAATGCTCCTGAGAAGTACGAGGTCGGTGACTTCGTCAAGGTCAACGTCACAAGCGTAACAGAAGGCGAAGCATCTGAGAATCAAAAGGTGTACACCGTTCACGCACCACGCATCGAGGGTGAGGCTGAGGGTGAACCACTGGTCAGCACAGAAAGTCTTGCTATGTTAGCAAAGGCTGACATGACCCAAAGTCCACTCAATATCTATAGAAGCGACCGTCACATTCGTGTATCGTTTGAAGCAGGTGATGTTCTGTACAAAGCGACCACACGTGGTCAGTATTGGACTGTACACACACCTGTAGCCGACAATGACTATCTGATTCGTTTGTCTGAAAGCCAACGACCGTTTTGGTCACCTGTGGCTGGTGTGATGCTCAAGGGCGACTTCTCTATAGAAGAACGAGAGGACAAGGCTGAGGTTCACGAAAGCAAGGGTGATGGTAAGCCTCTCATCCCGCCCAAGAAAATTGAAGGCACTGGTACGTGGGATAAAGAGAAGAAGAAAGTCATGAAGAAGGGTGTTGAACTTCTTGAGAAACTGTTATCGAAAAGCGGCGTAGGTCAAGTGGGTATGTCATCAGCAGGTCCTAAGGGACTTGGTATAGACGTAGGTACACCAATCCAATCACCTACAGGTCCAACTAATCCTGACGATGCGAAAACCATGCCTGACTACGATGTGCGTGATATTGAGCGTGACAGAAAAGATGAAGAAGAAGAATCGAAGGACGTCGACGAAGTTGATAGTAAGTTGGAACTTACAGAAGATAAGGCTATCTACCATATCTGATTATATAGAATGACGGATGTAAGGACTACAATGGTCATGGCATCGCCACTGCAATCCGCCCGATTTGAAGGCGGTGGTACTATATCGCTCCTCAAGAGCGACAATGGCCTTGTTATTGCAGGCTATGCAAGCGTCGAAATGGTCGACAAGCAAGGTGACCTCATCACTACAGGTGCACTTAAGGGTGCATTTGACAACTTCATGAAGGCGGACGGATTCCGCAACGTACAACTCGCACACTCCAACATTCAAGTTGGTAGTGTTATCCCACAGTACACTGATAGCAGTGGTCGACTGTGGAAGTCCGGTGTCGATGATGCTGGACTATTCGTCGTCATCCAAGTACGTGATGACATCGAAAAGGCTCGTGAAGTAGCCAATGAAATTCGCAAAGGCGCCCTTAGGGGTTTCAGTATCGGTGGACAAGCATTCAAGCGAATGCGAAAGGCCGATTCGGAACACGGTGATTACACCGAGATTTCCAAACTGGAACTTCACGAGGTAACGATTTGTGAAAAAGGTATAAACCCGGAGGCGACATTCCGTATATTGAAGGAGGACACAACAATGACTGAAAATACAGACATGAACACAATGAGCGAACTGTCGTCCGTCTTGGACCGCATCAACACCCGCCTCGACGTAATGGAAAAGGGCGAGGATGACAAAAAGATGCCTGCTTTCCTTGAAGGGAAAGACAAGGATGACGACAAGGATGAAGACAAAGGCAAAGAAATGGCTGATGACAAAGACGACAAAGAAAAGATGTACGGCTCCGAAGAGCAAAAATCTGAGTACTCCGATGTTATCACCCAAGACTACTTGCACTGGATGGAAAACACCTTGAAGTCGGGTGGCGTTGATATTAACAGCGCTCGTGCACACTTTGATGCACTTGAGAAGGCACAACTCGGTGGCTTCGACAACCCATCTTCGGTTGACGGTGCTGACTACTTTGCAGGCCAAGTAAAAGGCCGAGCACAAGAAGGCGGTAACCCATCTACAGGCGCAATTGGCAAACTCAACAGTGGCTCCAAAGCCGATGTTGCAAAGGGCTACTTGTCTCCTGAGGACCTTTCCCCTGCTGACCTTGAGCAAGCATACGCTGCTTACAAGGCTGCTTCTATTGAGAAGCAACTCAAGGGAACTCTCAGCGATGTCTTCGCCGACCGACTCGCCAAGGAACAGCGCAGTGAGGCTGAAAGCCGACAAGCACAAGCATTCGACGCTCGTGCTCCACTCGCATCAATCGAAAAGGCAGTCGCTGCTCTAAGCGACCGAATCGATAACCTTGCATCAGGTGAAACCGGAACTACTATCCAAAAGTCCGCACCTGTTTCTAACGTTGAAATTCCATCCACTATGGACATGGCTAACATGTCTTGGGATGATGTACACCGCCTCGCAGGGAGTGTATTCCACAACTGAATGGAGTGATTAAGAATGGCAAGAAACTATCTAAGAACAGTAACCGACATGGAACGCTACTACTATGGTGCAGGCTCAAACATGGGCTTCCACTATTCAGGTAGCGAACTTTTGAAAGCAGACGCACCTATGCTATCCACAACAGCAGGTACATACCAAGCAATCTACGGACGAAAGGTTTGGAGTCAGTTGAACCAAGAGTTCAACGCATTCTCCATCCTTCCTAAGAAGCCTTGGGACCGAAGTGGATGGCGTGTCGTAACCGCACGACCTGATACCACCAAGGGTGGAGGTATTGCGGAGAACGGTACACTACCGGACACCACCAAACCAACCTTCCAGCACATCGCTGCAAAGCCTAAGACCATTGCACACACCTTCGACATGAGCGAAGTTGCAATCTTCCTTAACGACAAGGATGACGGTCTCGGCGACATCCGCAGTGTTCTCAAGGAAGAGATGGGTAAGCACCACGCTGAGGAAATCAACAAGATGCTTCTCCAAGACAAAGGAACAGCCGCTGGCAACGACTACGAGTCTCTTGACCGTGTCACAACCGGTGATACTGCTGCTACCAACGACATCTACAGCATCGACCGAAGTTC